CATCTCCAAACACCATACCACCAAATGTGGCTACATCGTTGATTGTCACCGTTGGGATCACATCTGTCCAGCCTGGAGACTGATCGTCATCTATTGGCTCCCAGAGCAGTCGGCGCACAAACGCATCAGCCGCAGTGACAGATTCTTGGACGGACGCCAGGACTGTGGCGGCTGTGGTTACTGTGTCTGTGGCAGTGACGGACTCACTGACCGAGCAGATGGCCGCTAGGCTTGTGGAGGTAGTGTCGGCAACGGACGCGGTTTCGTTTATTGCGGTTGGGAACGTGGTGTTCGATGACGGCGTGTCTGTGGCTGTACTGCTCTCATCTACCGCGCAGAGGAATATGAATATGGACGAAGTGACATCCGTTGCCGTAGCAGTTTCAGCAACCAAGGGGGTGAACACAGCGCCAGCGGTGATAGCGTCAGAGGCCGAGGCAGTGTCGGAGATGGACACGGCGTAGGTTGGCAAGCTGGATATGTCGTCCGTGGCTGTGGCAGTTTCGCTGACGGCTGTGCCAAATGTGGCGAGAGAGGCTGTGCTGTCCGTTGCCGTGGCCGTGTCGCTGGTCGCTGCGCCCAAGGTGACAAGAGAGGCCGTGCTGTCCGTTGCGGTTGCGGTTTCGTCTGTGTTTGCAGCAAAGGTGAGCAATGCGGCGATGGTGTCCGTGGCTGTTGCAGTGTCGGCAAAGTTGGTGGCAAAGGTGGCAGCGGCGGTTATGGAGTCGGTGGCAGTGGCAGTTTCAGATACCGCAGAGCCAAATGCTGCCAAGGAAGATGTACTGTCCGTAGCAGTGGCAGTTTCAGCAACCGCTGGGCTAAGAGTTTGTAGGCTGGAGATAGCGTCTGTAGCAGTGGCGGTTTCACTTACTGCGGAGTTAAACGTGGTTTTGGAAGACATGCTGTCTGTAGCAGCGGATGTCTCGCTTACTGCGGAGTTGACTTGGAAGCTCGCGGTGGGGGAATCCGTGGCCGTAGCTGTTTCGGACACCGCTGGGTACATTGTCTGTAAACTGAAAATAGTGTCTGTGGCTGTAGCTGTCTCGCTAACAGCGGAGCCAAATGTGGTCGTAGAAGCTATGCTGTCTGTAGCCGTAGCGGTTTCGGACACCGCAGAGTTAAACGTGGTTTTGGAAGATACGCTGTCTGTGGCTGTAGCCGTTTCAGCAACCGCCGGGCAAAGAGTTTGCAGACTGGAAGGAGTATCTGTGGCTGTTGCAGTGTCGGCAAAGGCTACCGCGAAGGTGGCGAGAGCCTCTATGGAGTCGGTGGCAGTGGCAGTTTCAGCAACTTCACAAGCGAAGAAGTTCCCCGCCGCCGCAGCGAACGGTGCTTGAGCAAATGCCGCCGCTCCAAAGATCATTGCACAGTTTCAGCTATGGGTTCTTCTTTGGGCACTTGGGGATCGGCCTGCGCCTTGATTTCAAGCATCAGCGCCATTGCATTGGTCTTGGACGGGAGTTCCCCCAAAGCCCCAAGGATCATGTTTACAGCGTCAATTGGCAGTTCCAGTTTAATCATGCTGACTCCAGTGCAGTGATACGGGCGGTGAGGGTTTCAATAGTCGCAAGTGCTTTTTGCAATGACATAACCGTGACCGCCAAAACAGAACGGTCATAGTAGCCCCATGGCTTACCTTCTTCTGGAGTTGGGGCGGCTTCTGGGCCAATAGCACTATTCACATTTTGTGCGTAAAAACCTAATTGCCTATCAGTGCCAAAAGTTTCTTTTTTCTCATCGTTGTAGAACCAATATCCCGGCTCCAGCTTTTTAAGCATGGCATCTGGGTCAACTGGAACACCGTCTTTAATTTTCCACGTTTCATCAGATACAGATGAAATAACACCAGCGGCAGAAAATGTTGCTGTGCCAGCACCGTATGCTGACATGGTAACAATGCCAGTGGAGCTAATGACCATTCGTGATGTTGGCGAACCCCCGGCTGGAGTGGTAGCAAAATCTAAATAGCCTGCGGCATTCCCTGACGTAGCATTTTCTTTGGCGGCACTAACTCTTGCGAGACTTGAATAGACTGGGCCAGTGTCATTAATTACGCCAGTAAAAATTAACCCAACTGGTCTACCACCACCACCAACGCCTTGCGTACCAATCAAAGTCATAATTGGTATGCTACCTCCCGATTGATCAATTGCAAACTGACCTGCGCCATTGATACTGCTTGTAAGTCCAACAAGCAATCGACCGCTGGAGTCAAGGCGCATACGTTCTGTAATATCCCCAATGTTTGTAGTACTAGTGGGGTGTGTGTAAAAACGTATCTGGGTTCCCCAATCAGCACTATTTTCTCTGCTAAATCCAATTCCAGAACCAATACCACTAGTACTATTCCACCCAAAAATACCCGTAGTGCCGTTAGTAGAGGTACCATTAGTAGCGGCGTATAAGTTAATGCTAGATGGGCCAACAGTTGTAAGGCTTGTTGGAGTTGTTGTTCCCGCTACTTCAACAGCTACTTTGCCAAATGTACTTGGCGAAGTCGTCCCAATACCAAAGTTACCAGAGCTATCAAACCTTGCACACTCCGCACCACCCTCGCTAAACCCGATGATGTCTGTGCCAAAGAAGATGCCTGTGTTTGCGTCCGTTCCCCTGATAGCAGGGGTTGCGGCAGTGCCGTCAACATCCGACAGCCCGTCTGTTCCAGAAAGAATCAGTGACATGGTTATGCTCCAGCTTGTTGTGCGGCCACTTGTGCCGCTTGATATTCAAGTGCTTCTTGATAGCTTGCTTCGCTCACAAATTCATGGGCTAAGTTTTGATCTGCAAGCATGGCAGTAATTGCTTCTTGAGTCATACCCTCATAAGAAACAAATCTTGCGCCGTCTATTTTTACAAAATACTTCATCGCATTCTCCTTGCGGTAATCCTGCCAAATGCTGTTGCTGTTGATATGGTAAAAGAGGCGTATCCAATCAAGTAGTAGGTGGTAGTAGATGCAATTGACACTCTCGTTGTTGGAAACGCAAATGAAAATACGTTGTTTGGAACAAAGCCACCCGCCCCATATGAAAATCGGGTTTCCTCTTCATATAACGAGTTTAAAGTGTCAGCCACTGTATTTATGCCACCAGCACTAGCGGTGAAATTAGTTGTTGCCGCCATGTTGATGCCTACTGAACCAAAGACATCCCAATCCCCAGCCGTAAGAGAAATACTGGTAATTGTTTTCCCTGTAAATGCGCCCGCTGCCGTAGTCAGTGAAACCGCAGAACCTACCGCAACAGATGAAGATACCACCTCCCCGACACTTCCCGCATTAGCATTGTTGTTTGTCGTTGTCCCAACAATTCCAGCAGTTTGACTTGGCGTGATTGCACCAGTTAGCGTCACCGCTTGGCTTGCGCTAATGGCAATCGCCGTTGTCCCAGCAGTTTGAAGCGCCAACACGCCGCTAGTGTCAGCAGTCGTTACTACCCCGGCGGTAGTGGATGCGTTGATTGATGAGGCCATTATGCGGCTCCTTTAAGCAAAGCTACATCGGCTTGCAGTTGGGTGATGAGGGCTTGCTGTTCTTGAATTTTTTTCAGCATAGGAACAACAAGTTTGGAATAATGGATTCCTCGTAATGCTGGCCCATCTTCTGTTTGATCGTAAAACACCAACTCTTTATTGACGTTAACAGCATCATCAGCAATCAGCCCGTATTCCAATTCATCATAGTGACCATCTAAATACAAGGGGTCACTTGGCAACTCACGATTTTGATTTACAACTTTGCGGTTGAATGTTACAGGCTCCAAATTCATCAACCAATCAACATCATCTAATGATGTGATATTTGTTTTTGATTCTCTGGTAGAGGTGACATACCCGAGATAACCTGTGCTGTCAACAAATACGTCACGGTTTGTCGCCCCAACAACTGTACTGTAAACCCCAGGCATTAAGTTGCTGTCATTATTTATAAATGATGTATTGGCGTAGGTAGTACCACCAGAAACAGTTCCAGCGGAAATTGCAGACCAAAGAAATGCGCCAGACCCGGGATTTTCAGTTATACATTCAACCAACACCGTGCCGCTTATTGTTGTACCAGTTCCATTGTTGCTAGTGTTTATGCCAAATATCACATCGTTACCAGAAATTTCTGGTGTCATTAACCTAAAACCAGATCCAAAGTTGTTAAGTTGAATAGTCGAAGCTAATGCGTTGCCAGAGGCATTTCTGCGAAGGACAAAATATCCAACACTTGAGCCTGTCCACCCGATGCCTGAATTGGGTGTGGTTGAAACGGTAATTCTGACTACCTGTTCTGTTGACACATAAATAATATTGCATTTAAATCGTTGATACGAAAAATTTTCAACTTGAGCCATAGCTAACACAAACGTTGCGGTGTTGTATGTAAGCTCAGTTTGTGTTGCCGTTGCCCCCGCCACCTTAAATGTAGTTCCATCAAAAGTCAACGCACTGCCTGTGGTCAGCACTTTGGAGCCGTTCAAATAAGCAACGCCATTGGCTGTGCCGCCATTGTGCGTAACAGTCGATGATGTGGTGAGTGTGGTTGCCGCTACTGTACTAGCAGTAGTAGCCCCCAAAGTACCATTCATTGCCGCACCTGTCAGCGTCTTATTGGTCAGCGTATCAGTCGTTGCCTTACCAACCAAAGTGTCAGTAGCCACGGGAAGTGTCAATACACTACTCCCCGAAACCGCAGGTGCAGATAGCGTGATTGAACCGCTTGTATCGCCTGAAACAACAATTGAACTCATATTCTTTCCTTATTGAACGACCCAGCGTGAACCGCTAGAAAGAGTTACCACCGCACCGCCTGATAGCGTTATCGGGCCTGCTGACATTGCTGAGAAACCAGCCGCAATCGTGTAACTTGTAGCTACTGTTTGGCTGTTTACCACAATCCCGTTGGATGCAACAGGAACCCTTGCTTTAAGTTCACCCGTTGAGGGCTTGTACAAAAGAAACGCATTGCCTGTGAACAGCGTTGATGCCGTTCCAGTTGTGGCGTTTGCAAACAGCGGAAAAACATCGGTTGCCGTAGCTGTGTCGTTGCTTAGAGCCGCACCACCCACAGAGGCCCATGCCGTTCCGTTGTAGCCTTCAAACTCCGTTGTAGTGGTGTTAAAGCGGAGCATTCCACTTGCCGCAGTTGGCCGCTGACCCGTGGTTCCCTTGCTGATGATCAACGCACCCGTGGAGGTGAAGCTGGAGTCAGCCGTTGCGGTCAGGACAGTCCCGTTGAGCGTGGTAAACGCACCCGTGGAAGTTGATGCAGCCCCAATGGGCGTGCCGTCAATTGCACCGCCATTGATGTCCACAAAGTCAAACATCTGAACGACGTTGGTGCCGTCTACATACAGATGCGCTTTGCGTCCGGTGGGAACAGTGATGCCCGTGCCGGCAGTGGTCTTAACCGTGATGCTTTGGCCACCGGTCGTGTTGTTTTGAACAATGTACTGCTTCTGAATGGTAGGGACTACCAACTCGCGGGTGGCCGTCAAGCTACCAAACGCGGAGGTCACATTTAGGACCAAGCAACGCGCTGCCTGTGAGGCGTTGCTGTTAGTGAGGGTAATGGTCAGGTTGGCATCCGACGTGTAGTCAGGATTGCCCAAGCCAATAACCGCCTGCTCAAACGCGGTGCCCAAGTTGGTATTTGTGATGGTGCCCCAAGTTCCCGAATTCTCACCCGTCCCCATCAACTCAATCTTGAGGTTGGTTGAATAAGTGCTTGCCATGTTCTTTCCTTTACGTTAGGACCTGGGTCCAAGTCACTGTGTTTCCGTCATTGACAACGACCCAACTACCTGACTGTGCATCATTCACATTTTGCCAGTTAGGCGTCTGATTGTCATCTACTACACTCCAAATAAATACGCTTCCAACCTGCCCCTGAGCAGAAACACCAGTAACAAACACGCTTGCATTGGCGGCGGCTGTAACACTGCCAACTGATCCAACAGCCTGCAATCCTGTAACAGGCACATTTCCAGTCCCTTGCACAGTCACTGTGCCAACGGCCATCGTGCCGTCAACCCCGGTGACGAACACATTTGCATCCGCTGCATGGTCAACCGAGCCTACCTGACCCGTCGCTTGCACGCCCGTAACAAACACGTCCGCATTCGCGGCCACCGTGACACTGCCCAGGGCCATCGTACCTTGAACACCGGTTACCAGGACGTTGGCGTCCCCTGTCAGGGCAACCTGGCCAACCTGGCCCGTGGCACTTACCCCGGTGACCGTGACGTTTGCATCGGCGGTAACCGTTACGTTGCCCAGGAACATCGTCCCACTGACCCCGGTCAGGAGGACATTGGCATCGGCCGCAACAGTGACGCTTCCAACTGATCCCGTGGCCTCTACGCCAGTAACACTGACGTCCGCATTGGCAGCAACAGTGACGCTTCCAACTGATCCCGTAGCCTGAACACCCACAAGCGTGACGTTGGCGTCTCCAATTACCGTGGCCTGACCAACAAAACCCGTAGCCTCTACGCCAGTGACGCTTACGTCCGCGTTGGCAGCAACACTAACTGTTCCAACCGCACCTGTGCCCAGGGGAAGATCAGCAAGGCTCTCGCCCCACGGGTCCTCTCCCCAGCCTACGCCGGATGCATTCCAGCCCTGAAAGGCAACAACGACATCAGCCACTTAACGCCTCTTAGGCGATGCGAATGATGGCGCTGGTGGAGTCGGCAGTTGGGAAGATGATGGTGAACGTGCCACTGGTGGACGTCTTTGCACCTCCAAAATCCAAAACGCACACAGTTGGGTCTCCCGCAGCCGTGTCGTTGTAAATCAACGCACCAAAAGCCGTAATCGTTGCACTGGTGAACGACAAGTCAGCAAAGTCCGTGAACGCAGTGGTTCCCGTAGACGTTGGCGTGACGTTGGTCAACGCGCCACCGCCAGCCGAGTACGAACCTGAAGCGGCCACCTCGTTGGTGACCGTATAGGCGGTCGTCGCTGCAGTAAACGATGCACTGTTGTCGTACAGCGCCAGCTTGAACGTGTTGCCCGTGCTGGTTGTAAAGTTATGCACGGCCCTCATCAGCTCCACTTTGAAGCTGGTGCACATGAAATTGCCTGAAAATGCCATTTTTAATCTCCTAACAAATAAACCAAGTCGGGGTGACCTGCCTCGCGCAGACGCAGGGCGATAGTTGCTCGGTCCTGTTCAACCGCCTCTTTCAAATAAAACGCCACAACCTGCTTGACGCTGTCCTTGAAAGCTCTTGCCTGGGCCTGCACGGCCGGGTGCGACTGATCGCCAACGTAGATGATCTTGTCGGCGGCACGCGCGGCCAACTCTTCTGCCGTCCAACCACGGGACTGCGTGGTTTCGACAAAGACACTGCCTACGTGTACCGGTGCGGGTGCGGTGATCATGGTCCAGGTGAATCCGATTTAAGTGGGATGCGAAGCATGCCATCACGATATTCGTCACGGCGGCGACGGCCTTGTTGTTCTGCGCCCAGACCTTGAATAGCCTCTTTATAGGCATTGCGAAAGTACTGCATCATCTCAGCAGGTCCTTTCGTGTAGCTATAGGCTTGAATCAGGCACGCGTACAACAAAGCCTCAGGGGCATTATTGCTGATCCAAGTGGTCGAATTGGCCGACGACAACTGCGTTGGACGGTAGATGTACCCCAGCTCCACGCTGTAGCTTTGATTTGGCGTTGGAGCAATATAAAACGTGTTCTGGTCCCACACAGCGTAATACTTGGGCGTGCCTTGCGTGGTGCCGTTGGCCCAGTACTCTTTCATGAAGGACGTGTCCCTAAAGTCCAGGAACAACTGATCGCCACTGGTGGGCGTCAAAATCAGATAACGGTGCGTCAACAAATCAGAAGGGGCGGTCAAAAACTTGTTGCCCTGGGTCATGTTGCCCGTGACTTCCAGTTTAAACACGTCCAAATCAATCTCACGAAGAATCTGGTTCTCCGCCATGGTGATAAAGGTGTCTATTACCGCACTGGTAAACACGTTACTGTTCACCTCGGTGTAGTTTCTGATGTTGGTGACAAGTTCGTTGTAGGTCATGTGATACTCACTGTCACTGATCCGACAACGCCTTGCGCAATGAGCGCCTGGTCCTGGACATACGGTTGCATGTTGGTGCCGCCTTGGACGCTGCCGTAGCTTTGAAAGGCCGTAAAGCCTGGCGCGCCAACAAAGACGGACACAGGCTCAATACGGTCGGGTCTTGGGTCACGCAATGCGATGGCGTCGCCCCGGTAGCGCAACGGCTCAAGCTGGGGCTCTTTTGGCTCGTAGTCATCCGGGCACACCATAAACCCGCGCCAGTTTTTGCGCAGGTTGTTGTACTTGTACCGCTGTCCGCAGTAGTCGCACAGCCCGTATGAATATATGCCAGTTGCAAAGGCCACGTCATACCCCCAAGTCCGGTACGAACTGCACGCTGGCAGTGTCTCGGTCTTCCATCGCTGCGCGCAGGAAGTCTTCTTCGTAGATCGCTTTGAGCGCAGCCACGCGGTCAGCAGCGAACTTGAGCGATAGATAGTAGGCCAGGCCCGACGCCAGGCATGGCAAAAATCTAAAATTTACATCAGACGTGTTGGTGTACGCGCCGGCGTCCTGGATGCGACGAATGCGGTAGTACACGAAGGTGTAGTTTTGGTCTGCTGCCGGGTAGAAATACACCTTTGGAACGTTGGTGCGCTCTACGTAAAACTGAGCAGGGCGAGCCTGTGTGGTCTTGTCAGGCACGTTGAGGTAGTCTTCACGGCTGATGCGCTCAATGTAGACGTCCGTGTTGATGCCTTGGTTGTTTTGGCGAATGATCGCCTCCAGCACATTGACCACGTCAGTCGGCAACGAAATGCTGCTGGTCCCCTGCACCAGGGCAAAAGTAGCCTGCTCAATGGTCCACAGGTTTAACCCACGATTGGCCCAGTCGAGAAACAACAAGTTGAGCGAGCGACGGGCTGACGTGAGCTGATATCCGGCGGTCGGCCGCATGCCACAGCGCTCAAACGCCTCTTCGATTAAGTCATCAATCGACAGGTCAAAAGTGGTTGTGTTGGAGGTTGTCATTCGCTGTACAAGTTGTCAAATGTTGCCTGTGCGTCCATGTACGAGTCATCTTGCTCCGCGCAGTGTATCCACTGGCTGGGCCTGAAGTCTGGAGCACCCTCCCCTGTTTGCCAAAACGCAGGGCTTGTGACCCTGACACGATTATTGGGCAGAGCAACAATGTTGCCTGTCCACTTGCCCGCATCTGTCAGAACCAAAACATGGCTCTGCTTGTGCTGCGCAGGACAATCAGCCACCTCGCTCTCCGTATAGTCTACGGTGAACAGGTACCTGCCTGTGTGAAACTCCCCATCTATCTTGCACAACCAAGGGCTGGGACTGGTTCTGGCAAACTTGATCACCGTGTGGTGGTGAGACGGACAGTCCCAAGGCTGCGCTAAATGCGTAGGCATGCGTTCCGGCCACTCTTCCAATGGGATGTCTCCCACCAGTGCTGTGATAGGCATGCGCGCCCACATGGCTCCCCCATGCACGTTTTCAGAGCCATCTACGTGGCTTTCACACCCGGTAAATACAAGCTGAAAACTCAAGCAACGATCCGGCATGACGTTGACCGCAATGACATTTGCGTGCAAGTACTCGCCATGGTACTTCTGATGCATGTGAGTAAACTCGCGTCTGACCCAGCATTTAAAGTACGGAATGTTGCTGATGAGGTATGCCATTACTTAGCGCGTTTGGCCATCTTCTTAGCAGCACCGCCGGCCGCGTAGCCCTTGGACATCATGCCACCAGACATCATGCCCTTGGCCGCGCCGCCTGCAGCGTAGCCCTTGGACATCATGCCACCGCCCATTTTGCCGATGGGCTTGCCCATGGCCATGCGCTTGTGCTCATTGATGTTGCCTTTGTTGGCCATGCCGCCTTTGGCCATCATAGGGACGCCAGTGCTTTTACTGGTTTCCGACATCATCTTGTTTGCAGGGCCGCTCTCAACGGCACCACCACCGCGCGTAGCGGCTCCCATTCCACGTCCAGCCATGTTATTTCCCCTTTTTCATTGCACGGCCCTTGACGTCGGCCGTTTTACGTTTGACAGCACGACCCATCTTGTCGGCCATGTCAGAATCTTTCATCATCTTGCCGCCAGGCATCTTGTGCATGCCTACCGCGCCACCTTTTTTCATTGCAGGAGGCATGCCTTGAGGCGCTCCCTGGGGCATCCCTTGAGGCATGGGGCCGCGCGCGGGAGGCCTTGCGCCTTGCATTGGCATGCCGCCAGCAGGACCGCCCATTTGCATCTTCTTGGGCGTGCCGCCTCTTCTCATCTTGCCAACGCCGTCGGCCGCAAAAGAGGGCACTGATTTGCCGTCTTTTTTAACCATCTTCATTTTTGAGGTTGCCATAACTACTCCTTACTTTGCTTGTTGAATAAGTTGGTCAATTTTTGCTTCAAGGCGATTAAAGCGTTGGTCAATGTGGTCAGTAACTCTCTGCACTTCTGAATTAGTTGCGTAATCACGGGCAATCTCCTCGCGTGTTTTATTCAGCAGGATGTCTAGCCGCTTGAGCTCGTCAAATTTTTCACGGATAAAGAACCATAGTCCACCAATTGCAGCGGATAGAACAGCGGACCAGATTAAGTTAATGTCCATCAGCATTTCCAACGTTCCAAAGCGGCCGCCTTGCGGGTAGGCTTGCCCTTTTCATCTTTCATGGGTCCCGGCATGCCGCCCATGCGCGCGCAGAACGAGTCCTTGCGCTTACCGCCCTTGGGCTGGGGTGCTTTCAAATTACTTCCTGTCGCCGCGTTGTACTTAGCACGGCCTTTGGCAGTCAAACCCGCCCCCTTGGAGGCGGGCAATTTCTCACCGCGACCCACCGAAAGGGAGGGGCCTTTTTTAGCCATTACTGCGCTGCTCCACCATAGAAGAACAGCGTCACGCTGGTAATTTCAACGCCAGAAACATCAATAAACACCCCGGAATCAAAGAGAATCCCCATGTCCGGCAAAAGAATGTCAGTGGCTCCAGCCACAGCGGCGGTGGTAAGGGTTAGCAATGCCGTGCTCCCAACCGTACTGCCATTTCTTAGCGTAACTGTTCCGGCCGTTGCCGTGTTTGTAAAATAAATGCCGGCTACCCGGGTGCGACCCGCAACGGCATGCGCGTCGACAGTCTTTGTAACTGCCTGTATATTGCTGCTGCTCATGTCAGCTCCTGGTTAAGCGGTACGTGTGAAGACGTATGCGGTGGCGCTTGAAAACATGAGGGTGAAACGAGCAAGGCCCGTTGCGCCAGAGGCAACTGTCAAATCACCAAAGGAACCGGGAGTGTCAGCAGCGGCGGTAGACAGAATGCCGTTGGTGGCAACAGCAATAGTTACTGTGTTTGCGCCACCGGTATTGTCAATGTACAGGTCAAAAATCGTACCTTTGGCCGCACTTAATGCTGCTCCAAGCAACGTGCCAGTTGGCAAAGTAATAACGGTTGCGGCAGCAGATGTGGAAGTGATGTAGCCAGTAGCAACTTCAGCAGCAGTGGCTGTTGCAGTAGCGTTGATTGCGGAGGTCGTAGCGTGCGTGATGCTGCCAGACCCTGCAACATTGCCCGTGACGTTACCTGTGACGTTGCCTGTAACGTTCCCGTAAGCGCCAATAAAACCATTGGTGGACGTGACTGGGCCGGAGAAGGTGGTTGATGCCATGATTTTTTCCTTACATGCAAGTAAAGTGTTCTGTCTGCATGTCGTCAGCCGGGACTGTCAGAACACCGGAGGACCCCGGAATGTGCTCAATATACATCAAAAGAAAAAGGGGCACAAGGCCCCTTTTTCCGTTTACCTGCTTATTAAGCGCCAGGCGAGCCAAAGATGCCGCGTGGATCGCTGAAGCCAAAGCTGTAGCGCTCACGTGCCTTGTAGCGGACGTTGCCGGTGTCGAAGTCGCCCTCGAAGCCAGTCTTCATGGACACGCGTTCAAACATTTTCATGCCGTTAGGAGCGTCAGTCTTGATGAAGTACGCATCTGGATCGGTTAGGAAGTTGTTAACCACGTAGCCCTGAGGGACCATGCCCATGTTGCGGATGGCGTTGACATCGTTATCAGCAGTACCGACGCGGAGCGTGGACTTCATGATACGGTCAGCAGTGAACATCAGCTCTTTAGGAATAATCAACTTCAGGCCTTGAACGGCGATCTTCAGGCCGCGCTCATCAGTGAACGCGGCAATGTCGATCAGCGACTGTTCCAAGGAAGTCTCGGACAAGTCAGCCGGCGTGGCCAGGGTGTTGGACAGGTTAGGACCTGACAGGGTCGGGTGATTGGTTGCGCACAGAGCAACACCGTCGCCACCGATGGAGGTGGTGAAAGCGTTGTTGAGCACAGCCGCAGACTTGATCTGCTTGGTCTGAGCCATAGAACGGGCCAGGGCCTTGGTGTAGCGGGCAGACAAGCGATCGTAGAGGTTATCTTCGACAGCTTCTTCCGTCAGCGAGAACGCCAAAGCAATGGTCTCGTGGGTGTAGCGAGCCGTGTAGACCTCTTGAGCTTGGTCGTACGAAACGCCCGCGCCTTCAGTCTTCACAGGAGCTTCGCCGAAGCCCGATTCCATCACTTCCTCTTCAAACGCGCGGTCCGAAGTTTCGATGGCATAGATTTGGGTGTGTTGATTCTCGTAGTTTTTGTACTCGAGTCCGAACAAAGCATTGAGACCAGGCTCAAGCTCTTTCACCAGTTGTGCACGTGAAATTGCCATTTATGTTCTCCTTATTGACCAGCAACACCTGCACTACCGTACACGTGTTCGTTAATCTTGACTACCACCACGGCATTAGTGCCGATCTCGTTACTTGGGACGTTGTACAAGCCAACAGTCTTCAGGTTCAAAGCAGCTGTAGTAGCAAGCGTAGAAGAGTTCAGTTCCATAGTGGACACACCAGTAGTGGTGCTTCCGCCGGTACCAATCACGTCTGCATTCTTGCCAATATCCGCAGCAACAATACTTGCGTCACATTGAATCAGGAACAGCTGGCTTGGATCATCAATCACATCGGCAATGATCTTGCCTGAAGTGATGTTGACAGAACCTGGATAGAAGTTCTTGAAGGTGGGCTTGCCTGTAGTGGGATCAATGTAGTTGCAACCGTTAAACACGCCTACCGCAGCAGTGTGTGTAGCAGGGAGAAACCGGGTGATAAATCCCGCCGAAAGAGCCACCAAGTCGCCTTGGAAAATTGTTCCAGCCTGGTTATCCGCAATCTCGTATCCGTACTGTTTCTGAGCACCAGTAGCGGAAAGATTGCCAATAGGTCGCAAGCCGAAAGCCTTGTCGATATTAGCCATATGAAATTTCCTTTAAAAAATGGAATCCGTTAGCCCTTGTTAGAGCCACCAAAAGAAACGCGAGACTGACGTGTGGGCCGCTGAATGGTCATGCTGTTGTGAGCATTCGCTTTCATCAACTCGTTGTCCGCCGCCTGTAATTGGTCGTTCGCTCGATTTTGGTAATACGCAGTGCGCTCCGCCAACGTCTCAACCGGAATACGTGCAAGAAGTAAACCTCCCACGCTGATAACACCAGCATGTCGGCCGTCTTCTACTGTTGGCACATGATAGTCGGGGTACTCGTCCCCACGAACCAACTCATACCCCTCGCGGAGCTTTCCAGAGATGTTCGTGC